CTTAAATAACTTGCGCTGGAAGTACTGTAAGTTTTCATCACTAGTTAAACCTGCCGCACTACCACCTGCTAACGTATCAACTTCAGTAGTTCTTTCGCCACCACGTCGTGGGAACCACAGATCTTCTGTCATTGTCATCATCTTACGAGCATCTGTAATTTCACCAGTAGCTGAATTATACTGCAGCTTATTTTTATGGCGAACCATCATATCTCTTAGATACTGTTCAGCTTTCGATTTAGGTAGGTTACCAACATCAATATAGAAAACTCGTCTTTCAGGAGCTCTTGTAAGAGTATAAATGATAACAGCGTCTTCAAGCATCCTTAGTTGGTTGATTGGCTTAATAGCTGCGTTAAGATGAGAAAGAACCAACGCATTATTTTCGCTCATTACACCAGATGTTACGCGGGCAATAGAATCTTTTGCAATTTTAAAGCCTGTTGTACCTGACGAGGTTGAACCTTTATCACTACCAAAGCCACTTTCTGAATACATATAATATTCACTTTTAACTTTTTTAACTGGAATTCCGGAATGCTTATCAACACCTTTCTTATCTACTTCACGTATAAGCTTAAGTTTACGTGGATCTACATATCGTAATTCTTGAATACCATCTTTAAGGTTGTCATTGTCGATAATACAATGATAACTAACACGACCATCAACATAAAATTTACTAAAAGTATCATAAGCAGTATTGGTAAAATCTAAAAGAGATAATACTTCATCAAACTCCGAAATTATTTTAGCTTTAACTTTGTCTGGTAAATCAGAGTCATCTAATATGATTTCTACAACTTTGTCATCAGAGTCAACACTAATAGCTTCGTTTACGATCTCGTCTACAGCCTGTGTAATTTCAGGTTGCATTGCTAGACCACGATATTTTGATACAAGCTCTGATTCGGTTTTAGCATTACCTTCTAAGTCTAGAATAGTACTGTAAAATCCGCCCATCGTATTGCCGACAGTGATAGCACCGTCATCGTTCGAAGGTTCAGCAAAAGAGACCGGTTCATTACCGGCCTCCTCATATTCTCTTTTTATTTCAAAACCAAATAACTTCACTTTAATTCCTCACATTATATATTAAGTTGTTGGTACGCCGGTATTTCCTTCAACTCTCCACAAATCATACTGGAATGTAACGCCAAATTCTTCAATTGAATCGGTTTGGCTCCAGTCTAACTGAATGCCGTCGATAGAAATCGGGAACATGCCTTCAAAAACATATGTCCGTAGTGGCGAACCATCTTTGCTGTACTGAGTAACCTGTCCAGTAGACTTATACTGTTGTGGCAACCCTCTTGAGTTAGAATCGTGAGAGTTAATAAAGTTCATCCACTCTTCCATAGCGTTACGGATAGCGAAGTCTTCATCGTTGATAACTGTTACGGTCCAATCTGCAAATGTTCGATCACCGGCATACTTGACCTGGCGCCCAAAATAGGGCACCGTGTATTGGCCAACTGTTGACTCTGGAATTCCAGCTGCTCTTATCATAAATGGTACTTTGATATCAGCAGTGGAATTAACCGGATTGGTGATTTGACATTGGAAGAGCGTAGGACGCGCACCGCCACCCACGAGTTCGGATTTGAACTGGTTGATGTTAAATGCCATGTGTCTTTCTCCTTTTAATTGTATTTATTACGTGAGCTGACCGACGATTTCGTCAAACTCAACACCGGTTCTTGTTGCTACGAACGTAAGCTCGATAACATTAATAGAACGGGCTGGCTTGATGAAAATGCTCGCGCGGAATTTGTTTTGATCAATAACTTCAGGAGTATTAACAGTAGAATCAGAAACAACTCTAAAATCAATAATTCCACGACGTCCTTGGATGTCACGAAGGAATGGATCTACAATGTTCTTAAACTGAGTTTGAGTAAAATCATCATTAAACTCGAATAAGAAACTTTCAGCTGCTGTTGCAATTGATTTTTCAACAGCAATAAACAATCTGCGAACGTTGAGTCGGTCAAACGCACTTGCTGTTCCAAGTCCTGTTTTATCACCAAATAGTACGATTCCTCGACCTGTCTGAGACATAACTGGGTTAACATCTGCGCTGTATAATTGATCTCGCTGTGGTTTACTTGGATTAAATGCTAGTTTAACGATATTTTTAATAATACCTTTTCTATAACCAGCTGGGGATTCCCAAGCATCCACTCTTGAAGCAAGACCTGCCATATCACCATTTAGAGGAGTCCAACGATACTTATCATTAAACTTGTCATACCGATATTTATAACCACTGTCCATGAACCAGTAAGAAGAGTTCTGAACTTTATTACGGTATGCAATAGCATTTTCTAGCTTTGAATTTGTTTTTAACTCATCAACTACAGCTTCTTTAGATGGTGATAGGAACGCTACACAATCTTTTCTGTAATCGGCTAAGTTAGAAACAATATAGTTTGCACGTACACCAGCATCGTCGCCTTTGCCCTGAAGAACGAATGCAATATCAATTTCATTTGCATTTTTGAGGGTATCCCAAGCAAAAGCTAAGGTACCTAACGTTGCACTAGTTTCAGTAGAAGCATCTGTACCATCAGACATAGTTTCGTATGTATTTACTGTCTGTGTGCCAGTGCCGATTACTGTTGTGTTTGCAATCTTAATCCAAGAAGACATATTTTCGATGACTGTTGAATAATAGTTAGTTGCACCTTGGGCAGTTAACGCGCCTGGAGTTGTAGATACATTTGCAAATGTTTCCAGAACAGTATTTGGAGTACCACTAATTTGGCCATCTTTGTCAATTACTGCGACATGGATATTACCAACTGTTGGTGCTGTACCAAATATAGAGTTATGTTGCCATTTCTTAACAAAAGACAGCTTGCTCAAATCAGTTTCGGCAAGTGTATAACGACTTGTGAATCCAATAGCTTGAGTAAATCCGACAGTTGCAGTTACTGCAGTATTACCTGTTCCAAATACTGCTTCAATATCAGTAACACTAGAAGTTTGTACTACAAGTTCTTGATAACCAATACTTGAGTTACCAATAACAAGAACATCTCCAACATCAACAATCGGAAGAATTGTAGTATTAGCAACTTCAAAAGAAAGTGCACTAGTATTAAACTCTATAGTTTGTGAAACTGAAGTATTAGAAATTGCGTTTTCTGGAATATCGCCAACTACTGCAATTGATGTAGAGTATGCAGAAGATGTAGACCAAGAAACTTCAATTGAGTTACCTAGTGCACCAGGATATTTTGCGCCAAATGCAGCGTATACACTGTCTTCTGCAATGATTTCATTATTTGCGTCGAGTACAATAGTTGTACCAGAGGCAGTTGCAGATGAGTCATCAGCTCGCACAACGTATAACGCGCTTGAGTATGATAGATAATCAGATGCACTGAAAAATGTTTCGTAGTTGTCGTCTGTTGGTTTACCAAAGCGGTCTACTAAGTCATTTTCAGAAGTGATTAAAATGGGGTCATTAACTGGTCCCCATTTAAAGATACCGGCCAATGCTGCCGGAGCTGTTGCAACACCCGGCACTGTTTGACTCGCATCCACTTCACGAACAATAACGGAAGGACTTACGGAAAAAGCCATGTTTTTCTCCTTTAATTAATTAGAAACGCGTTTATATTTTAATATTATTGTTTCTATTTATAATTTATTCGATTTGCTTTATGAGCGCTTATAGTCTAATGCCGTCGTCTGCGTAAAAATCTTCATCGCCGACATCAATGAAACCTAGTGGTAACATTTCTTCTTCAATTTGCTCGTCTGTTTTTTCTCTAAGTTTTGTTAATGTGTTTATATCAGTCATATCTTTAAAATATGTCTGTTCTGTCATCCATGAAAACAAAACTAAATTCATTACTAAGTCATCGTGAAACCCAGATTCTGCTTCATATGAGTTTGCTTTCTTTGAAAATCTACTCAATTCTTGTATAGTGTCATAATCACGTATGAATAATTGGTTCTGTTCTACAAGCATTTTAAGCATAGAACAACCAACAGATTTTACAAGTTTAG